CCAGCTGGCATATTTGAAAACGTACCAGCATCTAATAATTGTCTAAGTGCATTCGTTGCAGTTCGTGATAATCCACCAATCATGTGAATTAATCCAAAACCGTAAAAACCTAAACCCGGTAAAAATTTAAAGTGTGTAAAATATTCTACTTTATTTTTTGTTGGGTCTTCTGGTTTGTAGTTTCTTCTAATTGACAGAACTTCTCTTGACGATGTATCAATTGTTACAATGTAAGGAAGTTTAATTCCTGTCGGGTTTTGTTCCATGTCTTTATCTTCGAAACCTTCTAAGTCTAGGTTCGTGTGTATTTCTAGAATTGTGAACATTTGTTCATCTCTAGTTTTCTTAACTCCTTCGAGCTCTCTTTCTTTTTTCTCTACTTCTGTTTCTTGTGCATAGCCTGGTGTAATTTCTATGTCTCTATAAAAACCAGCTACTTGTTTTTTTCTTAAATCATTTTCTGACATTTTTAAAACATGCACGATTGAATCTGCATCTTCTAAAGATGTTGCAGTGTATGGAACTATCAGGTCATCTGCCGGAACAAATTTAGACACGGCTCTGTCAAGAATTTCATCGTAATAAATTTTCTTGAAAGCAGAGCCGCTAAGAGGGAGATAAAAAAGTAACTGATCGAACTCGGGTTCATACTCTTTCATCACGTTCATGAGTTGATAGTTCATGAAATTTTTTACTCTCGTTGACTGTTCTTCTTTTTGTCTAGAAGGTATACCCATAATCTGAGTATGTACTGGACCAGTCGCTGGAAGTAATTCTTTGTAAGCTTGTGCTTGAAACTGTGTGACTGCTTCTGCTAATACAGGGTGAGTTGCACCACTTGCATTTGAGAATGGTTGAGATCTTGTCTCGTATTTAAATCCTAATAAATCTAAACCTTTTGTGTATGCATCTTCCCAATCTTTTCTAGATGCTTTGTACTGTGTGTAGTTTTCAAAAAGTTCAGAACCTAATCTACCTAAAACATCTTCAGGTAATAGGTCTGCTAAGTTATCAAAGTGTTCGTTAGTTCCTGGCTGGTTTACAGCTTCAGGGTCAAAAGTAATTGTAGCACCACCATCTTCGTCTTGTTCAACTTGAACATCTTCGGGGCCTACTTGTTCTTCTACGTTTGCTTGAGATGCTTCTGCTATCTCTTCTTCGCTAGGTAATTTTATTTCCTGCTCTACGTTTGGTAGAGACTTGTCTATTTCTGACATTATTTTTCTCCGAGTTCGACACCACTATAATCTTTTTTCCAGGAACATTCAACCCCTGTGGGTTAGGTCCTCTAAGCGGTGGTATCGTAGTTGTTAGCTTTTTAATCATCTAATAATCCTAATCCTTGTATAGCTGCAGAGGCAGCAAAGCCACCGATACCTAGTCTAGATAGTCCTTTAAGTGCAATTCTAGGTAAACCTAATCTAGCAACTTTTTGAATAGTTGGACTTAATCCTCTAGTTAGTTTTGGTGTTTGATCTGCAAACGCAGGATACAAATAGTTAAATGGATTAGTTGCAATATCTTCAGGTGTATCTCCAGCAGCTACTTGACTTGCAATATCTCCAGCTGCAAAAGGTGCTAGTAATGCAGGTGATGCTGCAACCCCTAGTCCTCTACCTAAAACTCTTAAACCTGTTTTTACAAAACCTTTTGGTTTTCTTTCAATACCAAGTGATCTTGATTTACTTGCTTTGATTGTTGATGGTGCAGCTAATGCTGTTGAAGCAGCTAACGTTCCGCCTAATGCTGGTAGTTGATAATCTAATATTGCAGGTCTTTCTACATCAATTGATATAGGTTGTGTTGCCATATCAACCAACATACTTTTCTGTTGATCTTCGTTTGATAAATAAGTTGTTGGATCATCGTTTCTATATGCTTTTACTAATCCTACTGCAGTCCCTACAGCAGCACCTACACCAAATGTTTTTGGACCAGGGCCTCTTACAAAATTTAAAAAACCATTTGAAGCTTGTTTTAATTTTGTCATCGCTGGACTATCAGATGTAGATTGTTCAAAAACTTGTGCAGCTTTTACAGGATCTTTATTTATTGCAGCAGCACAATCACCAGGAAGACCACCTCTAGATAATAAACTACATACTTCTAATTGTTCTTTTTTAGATATTCTATTTGCAGCTTTAAAAACTTCTTTTCTATTTAACTCAAACATTTTAATTTTAAGTTGCGCATCAAAATCATTTGGGTCTGCATTTTTAATATAATCTACAATCTGTCTTTCAGTCATACCTGGAAACTCATCAAACACATCAATACGTAAACGACCACCACCAAAAGAAGATGTCTTCTTAGTTATCGGATCCATGAAAGTAAATTGTTTAAAACCTTGTGACTGACCAGCAAGTTTTGCACCTTTGATATTTATATCTTCTAATTGTTTGACAAGATCTTTTGGATTTTGTTTTAATAACTTTTCTCTTTTTTTGTAGAGAGCTCTCATCTTCATATCTATTCCACCTTTGTCACCAAGTTTATAGTTTATAGAAGCAGGTGCATAACCTAAATTAGATCCGGTAATATATTGTGAAAATATATCATCCATGTGTGATAGATTAGTTTTTTTAGTTCCTTGAAACGGTCCTTCTTTTACACCACCAAATTTTTTTAAAGCTTTTGCTCTTTTTTTACTTTCAAAAGACTTGCCCTTAAAAAATTTTTTCTTTGCTTCTGGTGTTCCAGATCCTGCAATCACTTGAGCTTTTTGAATCTTGTCTACTTCTTTTTGATTTTTTAATTTACTTATGTCATAAAACATCTGACCTTTAAGTGTTGTTTTAGGAATATTAAATTTATCTGCAAAGTTAGATGCTTGTCTTCCTTTACTTACAAAAATATTTTTATCTCTTGCAGCTTGGAGCATATCTTGACCAGTTACAAAACCGGTAGGTGGTTTAAGACCGACATTACGTGCACCACCAGATGTAACTCTGTTTTTAAAGATAGTATCTAATTCTGATTTAGTTCCGTAATAATTTTTTCTATTGTCTCCAAATCCTAAACGTAAATGATATAGTTTGCCCTCATCAAAAAGTTTTGAAAGTCTGGGATCTGCTTTAACATTCGGACCTTTGTTTAATACTTTGGAAACTACTTGATCAGCCATTACACCTCCAGGATGCCGGCAAGACCACCGCTTTTAAATCCTATAGGGTCGATACCTAATTTAATTTGTATTTCTCTAATACCTTCTGGAAAGTCATCTGGATTTTTTAACACTTGATTTAGTTGTTTAAAGTACATAGTTTTTTCTTTACCAACTAAACTTTTATCTACAGCTAAACTTTTAAATAGTCTTGTAATATCATCTGCTTCAATACCGTACTTACGTAAAGCTTGATAACCAATTCTTGCAGCACCACCCATGAACATTGGTACACGTCCACCATCTGCAAAATCAAAGTCATCTACCATCTCAGGATCAAATGATCTGCTAGTTATTGTATTGCCTCTTGCATCTTTTACCTTAACTAAATTTTCTGCAAACTTTTGTATCTCATCTGCATTGTCTAGTTTTGCAACTGATGATGCAACCTTTGGTCCAAAATATTTTTGTACCAATAACAATGGATCACCCATACCACCGCCACCACCTTCAGTCATAAATTTAAAATCATCTACTTCCATAATAGTTGACAATGATGGTCCACCTGGATTTGTTGGGTCTTCTAAATCTTTTATTCTGTTTAAAAATTCTCTAGCATTTGCTCTTGCAACTGGTTGAGCATTTGCTGATACACCTGCATTTAAATAAATTTTATCTACAATGTCGTTTACAATTAAATTATTATTTTTAACATTTTTAATTGCTTCAAGTCCTGCACCTGTAAATGGAGCTGCGATATCTTCTGATCCACCTCGTGAACCTGGAGGTGGTAGATCATCAGCCATGGATCTTAGAGATTCTAAACCTGCTTTGTCTAAACCTTTTGTTCCTGTAACCATGTCTGTTACGTTTGCTGGCGCTGCAGGTGGAAAATAAACATTATCCATTGTCTGCATATTTTTTAATAACTGGTTTGCTTGTATGTCATTTAGTTTACCAGAGACCGCATATCCTACTGAGTTTTTTAATTCTTCTACTGCTTTTGATCTTGGTAATACACCTAATGCCTCTACGTTGATGTCCATGTCCAACATCAACTCTGGAGACTTACCCTTTCCTAAAAAATTTACATTTGTTTTTGTGCCAAGGACCTCGGAAGTGTTACCTCCAAGTTTTTTGTACAACTGTATAATTGCATCTAATGTCTGTTTCCTAGCCATAATATACTAACTTACTTCTATCTGGTAACGGTTCGTCTTGATAAGAATCTCTATTACGAACTAAGCCACCTTGTTTAATACGCATCAAAGCCTGTGTTGTGGAGTCGACATAGTCATCGTGATCTCCAAACGGAAATGATGCACACTCTTCGACAACTTCCTGAGCATAGTGTTCGTGCATAGGAGCCCAAATCATACCCATCTCAAAAAGCGGTGCTACTGAGTTTACTCTAGCATGTTTATCATTTCCTCGGCTCGGCGTAAAGTTAATTACGGGGATACCCATATCTCTTAATTCTGCCGTCAGCGGTATACCGGAGGCCTTTGCCTCCACGATCACCATGTCAGGCCGCCAATACAAATACTCCTCATGAGCAACTTTACGTAGCTCTGGAAACTCATAACGATCTTTAAAAGCATTTAATAATATTATATTGGGTCTGCCGTCTTCATCGTTAAAGACTCCCCAGGTAGTAATAGCACTAAAGTCAGCAGATTCTTTTTTAAGAAAAGCTGTATCATAACTTTGAATTATAAAATCACATTGTGGTGGTTCTTTGCCTTCCCAGTTTTGCCACCAGTCACGTTTTAATATTGCACCTTCTTCAGCTGTCGGCTGTTGCATATACTGAGCGTTCCAGTTGTTAACAGGAATAGATGCTTTGGTTTTTTCTAATTCATCCTTGGTCCAGTATTCTGGCCAAACAGGTTTACCATCCGGTAGTAAAGCTGGTAGTTCTACGACTTCCCATTCGTCAGAGTTTTCTTCTCCCTGAGCCCTGATCAACTGACCTGTTAGGTCCTTGGTACTCCAACGTGTCATAACACAGACAATACGTCCGCCTGGCTGTAAACGTTGACGTGGACCTGATGTATACCAGTTCCATGCTTTCTCGAATGACTTACTATCTTTTTTAATATCTTGTTCTTTGTGTGGATCATCGATGATTAATAGATCAGCACCACGACCTGTTATTGCTCCACCAACACCGGCTGCGAAGTATTCACCTCCCTGTTCCGTTTTCCATTTACCAGCGGCCTGTGAGTCCTCCATCAGACGTGTATCAAATAGTTGTTTGTAGTTTGGTTGATCTACTAGGTTCTTGGTCTTACGGCCAAAGTCGATT